AAGGCCTTGGCCCTTGCTATCGCCAACCAAGGGTTCATCGGTTGCGTGATGGAGCCAACAGGCCCACTGATTCGCGACATCTGGCAGAACGACTTTGAGGCGTTCTTGGAGCAGTACGACATTCCCTACGGCTTCAGGGCGTCACCCTTGGCTGAGTACGTCCTGCATCTGCCGGGCGGCGACACCAAGATTCTCTGCCGCAGTTTTGAGAACTGGTCACGCATCATCGGCCTCAACTTGGCCTGGGTGCTGGCGGACGAGATCGACACCGTGACGCCATCTATTGCTGAGAAGGCGTTTCCCAAGATTCTTGGTCGTCTTCGCTCTGGCAATGTGCGTCAGTTCGGTGCTGCCTCAACACCTGAAGGTTTCCGCTGGATGTGGAACACCTTTGGTTCAGAGGATGCGCAGCAGCGCACAGACAGAAAGCTGATTAAGATGCGCACGGCAGACAATCCTTGGCTGCCCCAAGACTTCATCGAGCGACTCGAAGCAAACTACGATCCCAGCCTTCTCAAGGCGTACCTACAGGGCGAGTTTGTTTCACTCACAACTGGTCAGGTCTATGACCGTTTTGACCGGGCAAAGCACGTCATAACCAACATTCCAGACGTAAGCCGCGAACCTCTACGCGTCGGCTGCGACTTCAACGTTGGCAACTCAAACGCAGTCATCGGTGTTCGTCTTGGAGAAAACCTTCTCCTGGTCGATGAGATCAGTGGCGCACATGACACCGACGCCATGGCACAAGAAATACAACGCCGAGCTGATGGACGCCCGGTTTATATCTACCCTGACGCATCAGGCGGAAACAGAAGCACGAATGCCTCGCGCACTGACATCCAGATCTTGGAGTCTTACGGGTTCAGCAATCAATCGCCAAAGGCAAATCCTCCCATCCGTGATCGGGTGGCTTCTGTTCAAGCTTTGCTGGAAAACGGGAAAGGTCAGGTAAGGCTGCAGATTGCTGCCAACTGCAAGCGAACAATCGAATGTTTAGAGCTGCAGAGCTACACCGAGGCTGGTGATCCTGATAAGGATGCGGGTTACGATCACATGAATGATGCGCTTGGCTATCTCGTCTACCGGGATTTCTCAATGCTCCATGCCCGCGCTGGTCGTGGTACTGGAATCAGGCTTTACTAAACTGCAGGCATTGGGCGGGATTTAGCTGTGTATTCAGGTTCGGGTTTTTCTGGGCGTGTCCGCGTTAGCACCGAAAGGACCGTCGATGCACCGAATAATTCCTGGGTGCGAATGGAACCTGGATGGTTGCTTATTGAGCAGCTAATGAAGGGAACGCGGGGAATCCGCCAAGGCCATAGAAAATTTTTGCCGCAGTTCCCCCGAGAAAGCGACGAAAGTTACGATAATCGCCTCCAAAAGAGCGTTCTTAGCCCCTTCACAAAACGCCTCGAACTGATGTTGGCGGGCATGTTGACCCGCAAGCCTGTGCGTCTCACAGATGTAAGCGATGTTGTCACTGAGCAGCTGTTTGACGTTGACCTACAGGGCAACGACTTGCAGCAATGGCTTTTCAACACCGCCAGGGTTGCCCTGAGGTACGGCCACGTTGGCGTTTTGGTTGATGCACCTGCTGCAGGCCAAAACGGCAGGCCCTACTGGGTTTCGTATTCACCAAGAGAGATCCTTGGTTGGAGAACTGAAATAACTGAGGGCCAGCAGAAGCTCACAATGCTGCGCTTGGCTGAAACCATCACGGTGCCAGATGGCAAGTATGGCGAAAAGGATGTTGAAAGAGTCAGGGTGCTAACTCCTGGCGCTTATGAGATCCATGAGAAAGACGACAAGGGTGATTACAACATCGTTGATGAAGGCACAACAAGCCTGAACGAGATTCCTTTTGCTGTTGCTTACGCCAACCGCACTGGTGTCTTGGAGTCAATGCCGCCATTGGATGACATCGCAGAGCTGAATCTGCAGCACTATCAGGTTTCTTCGGATCTCTCGAACATTTTGAGCGTGTCCGCAATCCCCCTGCTCGCGATCTACGGCTTCCCGCAGTCAGCAGAGGAGATTAGTGCTGGCGCGTCGGAAGCCTTGGCCCTCCCTGAATCTGCCAGGAGCGAATACATAGAACCCTCCGGCAACAGCTTCGATGCGCAGTTCAAGCAACTGGAGCAAATCGAGAACAAGATCAATGGCTTAGGTCTGGCTGCTGTCCTCGGAGCCAAGCTTGTTGGTGAAACTGCAGAGGCCAAGCGGATTGATCGCAGCCAAGGCGACAGCACCATGATGGTTGTGGCTCAGCAGATGCAGGACATGATCGATAACTGCCTGCGCTTTCATGCTGAGTACATGCAACAACCTGTGGCAGGCAGCAGCCAAGTCAATCGCGACTTCCTTGGTCAACGCCTTGAGCCCCAAGAGATCCAGTCACTGCTGCAGCTCTACACCGCTGGCACGATTACGCAAGAGACCTTGCTCAACGAACTTGCCAATGGCGATGTTCTCTCTGAAGACTTCGACATCGAAGAGGAGATTGAGGCAACGCAGACCGGCGGCTTGATTGAAATGCAGCAGTCCGAGCCCGAGCCTGAGCCTGAAACAGAAGCCACAATGCCAGAAGCAGAGCCGGAGGCTGAAGATGAGTTGGCTGGATAATCTGCGCAACCGCAAGCCGGAAGATCCGATGCAACGTCTCCTGTTTTTCTCAAAGCAGGAGCTGACGGAACAGACCTATGCGGTGATCAGGGTTACTTGGTATTTGAAGGGCAAGATCTGTGGTGTGTCGGAAACGGCGATTGGCTTGTATGAGCAGGATGTGATCGCTGAGTTTTCTGGCCTTGTAGGCAACGCGCTAAGGGCTGGCTGTGATGTGTCGGTGGCTTGCATTGACGATCCGCAATACCTCGGCATCTATGAGTCATGAGCACGCCATCGGAGTTGTATCGCAATGCGATTGACCTCAACCGATTTAGCAACGGTGTTGCCAAGCGCATTGCTGTTGCATACAACGATCTGATCCTTGATGCCGTTGCACAGCTGCGCGAGCTTGAAGAGATTGCCCCAACAGAAGCACTTGAGCCTCGCTTGCGTAGAGGTAGCACGACTGCAGCATCTGCAAGGTCAGCTCGTTTGTCAGCGATTTTGCGCCAGCTGAAAGAATCACTTGATGGCTGGGCTGGCACCAGCACGCTTGCAGTTGTTGAAGACCTCCAAGGCTTAGCGGAACTGCAAAGCGAGTTCGTAGCCAATGAATTACGCAGAGCTTTGCCTGCTGAGTTGCGTGAGCAGATCCGTAGCGTGCAGATCAGCCCGCAGTTTGCTCAGTCTGTGGCAACCGTTGATCCAACTCAGATCAATGTGGTGTCGCTCAGCGATGACCTGCAGGCTGCTGTTACTGGTGCGCCTCAAACGTTCAGCCTGACTGCTGCGAAGGGCACCACAATCACGCTGCCTAACGGCAAGGTGCTTGAAAAGTCTTTTCGTGGTTTAGCGGAGTCTCAGGCCAATTTGTTCGCCAAGACAGTCCGCAATGGCTTATTGACTGGTGAATCGACAGACAAGATTGCACGACGCCTGAAAGGATCTTTGCGTTTTGGGCAGCCAGGCAGCTTGCGACAGATTGCGCAGAAAGGTGGAGACGCTACCTCTGTTGCCAACAATCAAGTGATGGCCATGGTGCGCACCAGCGTTAATCAGGTGGCAAACGAGACCAGCCAGCAGGTTTACAAGGCCAACCAAGACGTGACCAAGCGTTATCGCTACGTCGCGACGTTGGACAGCAGGACATCACCCATCTGTCGTTCTTTAGATGGCAGGTCGTTCGAGTACGGCAAAGGCCCAACACCACCGCAGCACTTCAACTGTCGCTCTACGACTGTGCCCATCATTGACTACAGCGGGCTTGGTATCGCACGACCACCGCAAACAGAACTACGCAGGCCCAACACTGCTTTTGGTCCATCGCGTGCAAGGCGTGGTGACACCGTGCCAAGCAATCAGACTTATGGCGAATGGCTGGACAAGCAACCCAAGGAAGTCAAAGCAGATGTGCTGGGTGCGTCAAAGGTTCCGTACTTCAATCGACTGACTGAAAAGTTCGGCCCAACAGTTGCCATACGCAAGTTTGTAAGTCAAGACGGGTCAGAGCTAACGTTGGCACAGTTAAAACGCCGCTATCCCAATGGCACTAGCAGCTAAGTACAAGTTCACCGTTCAAGGTGAAGAGCCAAAGGCCAAGCCCAAAGCGACGGCTAAGAAAAAGTCCGCTAAAAAGGAAGCACCTACGGAGGCTGACTGATGCCTAGTGGACCCGGCACCTACGGCTCAAAAATGGGTCGTCCCCCTAAGAAGAAAAAGAAAAAGGGCACCAAGAAAAAGTAATGGCACGGAAGCAGCGTCGGGTTCCAAAGGACAAGGCCACTGGCCTGCCTAAGAAGTACCTGTCAGGTGCGAAGAACCGCGCTGCCAAAGCCCGTGAGATTAAGCGGACTGCCGAGGCTTACAAGGCTGGGGAGTTCATCGACATCAAAGCCGTTTCCGCATCGAGGACCAAGCAAGGTGGCACCAAAAAGAAAACCACTAAGCGCCGCAACAAAAAAGTCTCTAAAAGAAAAGGCTGAAAAGTCCAAGTTCTTTTACGGCGAGCTTGCTGCTGTGTATCGCAAGGGTCAGGGTGCTTACCTGTCCAGCGGTTCTCGCAATGTGCCGATGGCAGCTTGGGCTATGGGCAGGGTCAACAGCTACATGCGTGGCGACAAGGCGCGGACAGCTGATGCTGCGATCTACGCCCGCTACAACAAGAAACGATGAGCATCAAACGCGGTGGGCACACGTTTGCGGGCTATGACAAGCCCATCCGTACGCCGAATCATTCGAGCGGCAAGTCTCACGCTGTTGTCATTAAGGACAAAGGCAAAGACAGGCTCATTAGGTTCGGCGCACAGGGTGCTGACACGAAACGTCCGCGCAAAGGTGAGAGCGCTGCGGATAAAGCTAAGCGGGCCGCATTCAAGGCACGCCACGCGAAAAACATCGCGAAGGGCAAAACATCTGCCGCATTTTGGGCTTCGAAGGTAAAGTGGTCGTGAAATCTAGCCCGTGGCTAATTCATGGCTGAAGAAAACATTGCTCCCGTGGAGCAAAATGTTGACGCTCAGAAATGGCAATCAGAGCTTGACGCAATGCGTCGCAAGAATGCCGAACTGCTGAAAGAGTACAAAGACTTCAAGGAATCAGTCAAAACTGTTCCCGACGGTGTTGATGTTCAAGAGCTGCTTGAGTTCAAGCGTTCTGTTGAGCAGAACAAACTTGAATCAGAAGGCAAGTACACCGAGGCGCGTCAGGCCCTTGAGCAACAGTTCCGCGAAGCTGCTGAAGCCAAGGACAAGCGGATTGCTGAGCTTGAAGCACGAGTCCGCGAGCTTGAGCTGATTGCACCTGCGAACACAGCATTGGCCGATGTTGTGCATGATCCGAGCATCGTATTCAAAGCGGACCTGCTGAAGCCGGATCAGATCGAGCGCGAAGCTGACGGAACTGTTGTCGTTGTGAACGGCTACGAGCGCAAGCCGATTGGCGAATGGGCCAAAACTTTGCCCAGCTATATGCAGAAAGCACCCAAGCCTGTTGGCAGTGGTGCGCCTTCAGGACGCAGCCTTGGCGGAGACATTCCACCAGGCACAAAGAATCCTTTCGCAAAAGAGTCCTACAACCTCACAGAACAGTCGCGGCTCTATCGCACAGATCGGGATATGTACGAGAGGTTGAAAGCTGCTGCAAGCCGTTAATATGTTCAATAAGGCAAAGCCGTGCTGAGCCAAACCGGGCCGTGCCCACACCGTAAACATCTTTTTTGAGGATCTGTCATGGCGACTCTTCGCTCTGACATCATCATCCCCGAGGTATTTACGCCTTACGTCATTGAGCAAACCACTCAGCGTGATGCCTTCCTGGCTAGCGGTGTGGTGCAGC